CTCTGGTGGTGCATTCCGTCACGTATTGCGTTCCATTATAGGTGGACGTAATCACTGTACCTATAAAAATGTTTCCGTTGATATTGACGGAACTCGTATGAGTGGTGAGATGAACACCTCGTTAGGTAATGGGTTTACGAATTTAATGTTAATTTTATTTACTGCTTATAGTTATAAATGGAAAAGTTTTAGGGGCGTCATTGAGGGTGATGATGGTTTGTTTACCTATTTTGGTGATGAACCAACACCTGGTTGGTTTAAATCGTTGGGATTTACAATTAAACTTCAGCATTTTGATTTTCTCAATGAAGCCAGTTTTTGTGGTCTTGTTTTTGATTCTGTTGATATGTGTGTTTTGGCTGATCCCATCAAATTATTATTGAATGTAGGTTGGGGAAAGGCATATTTACTTAACGCATCACAGAAGACTTTATGCAAAATGTTACGTGCTAAGTGCATGTCTTTATATTCCTCCTACCCTGGTTGTCCTGTGGTCTCGAGTTTTGCTTTCAATATTTTAAGATTGCTCGGGCCTGGTTATGTTAATACTAATAGTATGAATAATTACAAGCGCACAATGTTTTACCAAGATATAATTGGGTTCGATTTTAACAACAGGCCTGTCGTGGGATTTGGTAGCCGTATTATTGTATCAAAACTATTTAAAATTAGTGTTAAAGACCAGTTAATTTTGGAGGACTATTTTGATTCTATGCATAAAATTGATAACTGGACGCACCCGTCTTTAGTTGGTTATTGCAATAAAGATCAGTTACATTATAGTGATGTTTATGTTCAAGACAGTTATTGTCATGGTAATTGTCCTATTTTGAGGGTGCCGCATAAAATGACAAGGAAGAGACAACAAAAACTTAAGAAACAGAAACTACAACAGAGACCTGCTGTACCTGTTGTGCGTAGGCCTGTTGTTAAGCGGCCTAATCGTACCATGGCTACCGTCATGGATAATAGTTCGATCGGCAGTAAGATCGGATCTGCATTAGGCGGGGTCTTGGGACATGGTGCCCAGCAATTGGTGAAGTATATCACTGGGTTTGGTGATTACTCGTTACAAGAAAATACATTGATGACTGGTGGGATGTCACCACCAGATGTCAAGAATTCTATTGATACTGGCGGATTTATAGTCCGGCATAGGGAGTATATCAGCGATATACTTGGCACCATTGCTTTTACTAATAATACTTTTTCTATTAATCCTGGATTGGAAGGGACGTTTCCCTGGTTGTCACAAATTGCACAAAGTTTTGAAGAATATGCAATTCGTGGCATGATTTTTGAATATAAGTCCATGAGTGCGAGTGCAGCGATTTCTGCGTCTGCAAATACAGCTCTTGGTACTGTTATAATGGCAACTCAGTATAATTCATTGAATAATGCTTTTACTGATAAGAAAACTATGGAGAATTATCAGTTCGCGAATAGTTCTAAGCCTAATGAATCTTTTATTCATCCTATTGAGTGTAAGATGAATCAGACACCGTTAGCACGTATGTATACACGAGATGGTACGCCAACCACTGGTGATCTTCGGTTTTATGATCTTGGTACATTTCAGATCGCAACTCAGGGTCAGATTGTAAATGGTGGTGTTATGGGAGAATTGTGGTGTTCTTTTGAAGTTGAATTGTATAAACCAAAGCTTGTATCTAGCTTGGGTTTTAATGAGTTGACTGATCATTGGATCATAACTAGTACAACAGCCGCAGCTCCTTTTAGTATTTCTGCTTTACGTGCATTACAACCAGGTTCATTGTTGGGCACCACTATTCTTGGTAACCTAGTAACATTCCCATCTTCTATTTCAGATGGTAATTATTTGGTTAATTATTTTGATATTGGTAGTTCTGTGACCATTGTTAATCCAACTGTCACTTTTAGTAATTGCTCAGTGTTAAATGTTTGGAATAATGATGCTTCTGCTGCCGCTAATACTGCAGCTGGTGCGGTTAGTACTACATACTTTACGTTGTTTGTAATTAAAGTAACTGCATCACCTGCTAGTTTTATTTTTGGAGCTGCTGGTACTATCCCGGCTGGCACGGCTGATCTGTGGATAACACAGATAAATTCTGGAATTGCAACCTAATGGTTGTAAATTTATAGCTATATTACTTGTTTTGAAATTTTTAGAAAATTTTCCGAGTCTAGCGAACTAGACATTGTTTGCTTGCTAAGCTTTTCGGGAGGAGACTCCTGGAAAATATAGTGGGTTAATGTAAAAGGGTACCCATAAACCCTTTAT